CGGAGAACCATAACTGTGCACTATTCTATACTGGTCGAATTGACGCTCAAAAAGCATCTGTAACATTTCCTCATAGGTATAACCTAAATAGAGGATCATATGATCGATACCAGCAAGAGAACAAACTCTTTTCATAAGAGACTGGAACGCACAAAAATCCAGTTTTCCATGTCGAACAAACTCAATAAGAGCCTGATCAACAACGCAAACGGCAATTGTCATAGGATCTGTATCAGACTGCATATAATTGTGCAGACTTTTAAAAATTGAATCCTTATCTAAGGGAGCTACAAAACAAGAATATGCAGGCTCCCATCGAAACTTTCGCTTTCCGAACGTAGCATCGTACGGCTTCACAAACGGCTTGAGAGAATTATCTTTCTCAGCTGGAGTGTAAACCATATTAATCGACGCATAATACGCTTCGATAGTTAGACAATTATACCACGGACAAATTGTAGAGAAGAGAGAATCATCTCCCAAAACTGCTAAATGTACGTAGTTCCGAAAACGTGCATGTTTCCGGACGTGTTGGTAAAACACCATCCGGTGGAGCAACGAATTAACCATACCTGCAAATATAGCAGTTAGCCAATTTCCTGACGGATTCCAACCGTCGACTATAAAGATTGCTCCATTGAAAACCCAAGCATTTAACGCTAGACTCTCTATATAAGAAGTCATGGCGACTAACCAAATTTCATCATGGCCAAGAAACCTGGCCAAATTTATCAATATGTCGCCTGCAGCTCGAAGCATTTGTCCGGAGATACTCGTATCGTACTTAGAATAATCACCTTCACCCACTTGTGTAGGTTCAAAAGCAATAATATGCGAGTAAAATTCCGTCCAATCGTGGCCAAGGACACTGATACCTTGATACATCTCAGCAACTGTCGGGATTGACAGAAGCGCGGAGGCAACCCGCGCAAACAACATCTTTCCTAACAATAGCCACTGAAACGAAAGGACACCAAAAATACGAATCTTAGTAGTACCATCTTCTTTTATCTTTGCCGGCTCATCTTTTAATGCTGAGCGAACGAACATAGACATAAACTGACGGTCACACATTTGTTGTAAGGCATCCTTAACAGCGTCTCTCAAATAATCTGATGGATACAAGACCTTACGGCCCTGCATAGCTTCAACTTCTTCACCACGATCATTATACCACTTTATCTCCAAGTGATTCTTCTTTTTCTTCCCGAATCCCAAACCAGCTGCAGTATTTTCATCTACTGGTTTAATGAACCGATCTCCAGGGACACCATTTAAGGTTTCAAAAAGAGTAATTGGTCCATCATACTTGGGGTAATCGATCTCCTGTAATTTCTCAATAACACCATAATAATAGTCTTTCTTCGCATAGTCTAATACCATGGGATTAACAGGATCGATAGGCTTTGTTCCTAGCTGTAAATAGGTAGAATGGTCTCTCCCAGATCGAAATGTTGGAGGTCCCCATTTATTAGGGAAACCCTCCGCCACTAAATATGGACTAAGGATTGACGTCTT